CCTTGATCTGCGCTTCCGCCCACGTGAGCCGCTTGAGCGCCTTTTCAGGATCGGCGCTATCCTCCCCCTTGAGGAGGATGGTAAGCATCGCGAGGAACGACGGCAGATCGCCACGGTTGTCCGCGCTAAACGACGGCACCTTGATGTAGAGCTTCGGGGCGCTGCCGTCCTGCTTCACGGTCGCCGACCAATTGCCGCGCATCGCTTCTTTGACGCCCTCCTCAAATCGATTGCAGAGGTCGACTTCCTCGGGCGTGAGTTCGTCTTCACGAATCCGGATGTTATTCAGATAGCACTGATAGCGGAGCCGGGCCTTCGGCCGATCGCGGTCGCCTTCGGGATGACTGAAGACGCTGATCTTCGGCGGGTCCGCATTTTCCTTCCGCACGGTGCGGGCGATTTCTTTCGCCTGTCGGTCGGTCGCGCCCGCGATCTCTTTGAGCGATTCGGCCAACCCGTCAAAGTTTGGCGCACTCGTCGTCGAGAGCTGGCGAAACTCCTGCATCTTCTTTTCGAGCAAGAGTTCGATCTGCTCGGCGGTCAGCGTAAAGATCTGCGGCGGCTCCGCGGCGACTTTCGGTGGACGTCCCGGCCCACGCTTCACGGGTTCAGACGGATCGAGATCAGACATGGCGACTCCTTGAAAGAACGCCCACGGACACCCGTCAGGATGCCCGTGGGCCAGAGGGACTAGTCGAGCTGGAGGAAGATCGGCTTGTTGACCGCGTCCACACCCACCTGCACGTAGGTGCCGACGACGGGCAACGTGCCGGAGTTGATCGCGAATCCGCCCGCCACGCTCGTCGGGCAGGAGGCCGCCGATCCGACCGCGGCCGTGCCGACGTTCAGGCCATTGAAGAGGCCGAACGTCTGAATCCAGCCGTAGTTGGTCGCCGTGATCGCCGTGACCGCGCCACCGACGACCACGCCCGTGAGGGTCGTCACCGGCGTCTGGATCACGCCCGCGTAGAGATTGGGCGTGAGCGAGGCCGTCGATCCGGTCGTGAGCGCCACCTGAATCGGGTCATCGGGCTCGAGCGTCAGCGTCAGCGTCGCGCTCTGCGCCGCCGCCGGATGACTCTTGATCCGATAGGTGTAGCCGTTGCCGGGCGTGGCCGTGATGGTGATGTAGCCCTGCGCATACTGGTTGGCCGTGGCCAAGGTCGCGCCGAGCGTCACCGAGACGGTCGTGTCACCAATCGCTGCGGCGGCCTGCACCGCCATCGCCTGATGGTTCGGAATCGGCACGGCCGACTGGAGGGCGTTGCCGACCACGAGGTCGACCGCGCCCGCCTGTGCGAACCGGAACTTCCGGCCGTCACGCGTCTGCGCCATCGTGCCGAGCGGCAGGATCTTCAGCGTATCGGCTGCCAGCGTCGACGAAATGATGCTATTCGTCTGGTGGGGAAAGGAGAGCAGGGGTCCGAGTAGGTCACTCATGATGTGTCATCGCCTCCGTTAGCTGGTGGTCGCGGTGACGACGCCGAGATGGCGTGACGCCTTGACGGTGAGGTTGCCGACCGTCATCACGCGATGGACGCGCGCCAACTGGTTGGCGGGTTCGACCGGATCCTTCATCTTCAACCACGCGCCCTTGAGGTATTCGAGCTTCAAGAAGTTGTTGTTGAGGAGGTAGACCGTCGCAGCGGTCGCGTTTTCATCGTAGACATAGGGCTTGCCCTTGAAGGCAATCGCTTCGTTGATGAACGCGATGTCGCCGTCCTTCTTCGCATCGGCGCGATAGAGCCGTTCGACCGCGACGAGCAGGCCCTCGTAGCCCTCGAACGTGGTGCGGTCGGAGACGAGCCCTGTCGGCACGCGCTCGGTGCCGCCGAGCGAGCACTGATTGAAGACGCTCGTGAGCGAGGACCGCAGGTTGTCGAACAGCGTCGAGGTCTTCGCGCCCGACGCCTGGCGATTGCGCCAGAACGGGAACGTCGCCCGGTTGATGCCGCCGACCGTGCCGGTCGTGGGCGTGGACGACACGATCTTCGCGAGGCCGTCCATGTCCTTGCCGCCGTTGCCCGTGCCGTCGCCAAAGAGCATGATGTCGAGTTGCTCCATCGCGGTCGACGATCCGTTCTTCAGCTTCGCGGCGACGACATCGAACTTCCGGTTCTCGACCGCGTTGCGCAGTTCCTCGAGGTCGGAGAAGACGATCGTGCCGGCGAAGATCTTCTGGTCGAACCGCGCCGCGTCGAACACGTCGATGCGGGTCGTGTCCAGCGTTTCCATTTCGCCGTAGGACTTGAACGTGGTGTTCTGCGCGTATTCGAGGGTCGCCTCGAACTGCCGGCCGCCGGGGGTGGATTCCTTGAAGCCGTTCTCGCCGAAGAGATAGAGCAGGGCCTGTGACGTGAAGATGTTGTCGGTCGGGCCGTCGGTAATGACGGCTTCCCAGGTCGAAGCCACGACCTGGCCGATATTCGGATCAGGCATGAGGAACCAGCCTTTTTATGCTGGTTTCCCGTGATGAAAAGCGTCGACCGCTTGCTTGGCGGCTTCGTCCCAAGAGAGACCACGCCGCTTGCCGGTGGTGGAGGCGCCTCGCACGACGGTGCTCCCGGGGGCCAGAGGTTGACTCGGCACCGCGGGTGCGGTTTTGATTTCGGCGAGCGTCTTGGCCCGGACGGAGGACTCGATCTGCGGCAGATAGGCGCGAAGCGCCCGATCGTAGGCCGCTTGCAGCATGAGGCTGCTATCGGCTTTCATGAGCTTCACCATCTCGGCTTTCAGCGTCTCGAAGTGCGGATACTGCTGCACTTCGGCGATCTGTCGCCGCGCATCGTCTCGCGCGAGCGCCTGCTGGTGCGTGCTCGTGATCGGTTCGAGTTCGGATCGGAGACTGGCCGTCGCTTTGTTGACGAAGTGTTCGATGAGCTTGGCCGTATCGTCCGCGGTGTAGACGAGCGATCCGTCATCGGCGCGGAGTTTCGGTTGCGGCAGATCGTCGGGCTTAGCCTCCGCACGCGCGGGGGCTGGCACCGGGTCATTCTTCAACAGGCCCGCCGCCCTGAGCTGTTGCGTCAGGAGGGTATGGGCCGCGACGGGATTGTCGAGGAGCGTTTTCGCAAACGCGCCGAGGTGGTGCCGACTCCAGTCGTCCGGAGACACGCCATAGAGCGACGTGATCCGTTCGCGTTCTTTCGTGCGGGCCGATTCGAGAATCCGTTGGTGCCGGGTGAGGGGAATCGGCCCATCACCAGACGGTTCACCATCATCAGCCGTCGCGGACGCCGATGTCGCTGGCGCGGGCGAAGGAACCGGAGAGGCTGTCCCTGACGCAGATCCGGCGTCAGGTGCGGACGTCGCAGGGGGCGAGGCTGCGGCGGGACGGTCGGTCGAGATCGTCGCGGCGGTCTCGGACGTGGCTGGGCCCGTCTCCGATCCCGCTTTGATCGTGTCGATCGCCGTGTCGATGTCGCCCGAAAGGCTCATACGAGCGGCCTCATTGTCGTGACTGGCTCGAGATTTGTCAATGCCATCGCTTACTTCGGCCGCCGAAAGGACCGGATTGCGTGCCGACATTCGATCCGGATGTGGTCCTCGGTCACACTCGCCCGCACGCCATCGGCCTGACCGGACAGATCACACGTCAGGCAGAACAGGGCTTCGCGCAAGTGATGGCGGCGCAAGAAGGACTGATAGGTCCACAGCATCTGCGCTTCGGTCTGACTGAGCGTTTCTGGCTCGGCCAGCGCCAGCACAATCGCGCGGCGCTGCGGCTTCTGGTGATCGGTCACCAGCGTCGGCGCGACGGCGGTGATGCCAAACCACATGCCGTGGGGGCAGATGAGGCCGACCTTGGTCGGCGAGAGGCCGATCTCCATGCCGGTGGATCGGACGATCTCGCAGTCGGGGCACCAGATCTTGGCGATGAGGTCGCGGCGGTCGAGCCAGTGGCGATAGACGCGGAGGAGTCGCGCATCGGGTTCGTCGAGCGGATAGGCCGTGACGTGGAGCGTGGTGTCGTCGCCGGTCGTGACCTCGACGCGGCTATCGGTCGCCATGCACCCTCGCCAGTTCCTCGATCGTCATCCCGAACCGCTCGGCAGCTTCGGCGCGCCGGACGGCTTGCTCCGCCGCAGACAGGGCCGAGAACGGTCGGGGATCACGACCCGGGGCCGGGCCGACATCCCAGGAGGTGGTATGGGGGCTCACGTCGGAGCCCGGCACCGGGACATGATGCACACGGTTCTCGAACCCGTGCGCGGCGCAGGCGGCGCGGTATTGACTCTTCGTTTCAACCCACACGGGCTCAGGCGCCAGGTTCTCGATGAACCGCGGACCGCCCCAGAGTGCATCGGTCAACACCGTGGCCGAGAGGGGGGCCGACGCCTCGGGACGTTGGCCGAACGCACCACACATCGGGCAACTCATCGGCTGGCCGTGCTCGGTCAAGCCGGAGAAGGCGCCATCGGTGGGGCAGACCCACGTCTTCCAGACGTAGTGGCGTCTCATGCGAGGGGCGGGGGGCCGCTCCGTTCGCCGGTGCGGTCGGCCTGATGCTGGACGATCGGGCTCATGCGCTCGGCGGCACCAGGATGGGGCTGTTGGGGCATGTGCGCGCGAGGCGGCCGGCTGATGACCGGCGGCTGGGCGGGCGACGGACTCGGTTGCGGGGTCGGCGGTTGGGCCGGCGGCAAGGGATGGCCCACCGCGGTCGCCACATGCTGCGTGACGGTATCGGCCGTAATGATGATGCCGTATTGGCGCAGGAGTTCGATGACCGACGGGTCTTGCAAGTCTTCGGCCTTCAGGGCAATCGACGGCTTGGGCGGATCGGGCGGGGGGGGCGGGACCTGCGGGATGATGATCGCCTGCGGGTCAAATCCGAACTCTTCGGCAATGAGGGTGAGCAGCGCCGTCCGATTCACATGCGGATCGCGCGCCAGCATGTTATAGGCGTTGAGGAGTTTGGTCTGCGTCTCGGCGGCATCTTGCCGGACCGACGAATCCGGCTTGATGGAAAAGAGATACCGCACGGGGGTCGGGTCGTGCTCGGCTTGCTGCCAGGCGGTCCAGCCGTCGGGGCCGAGAATGGGCACGAGGTCGTCCTGTGTGCCGAACATCTGAATCAGGGCTGACAGCTTCTCGGCGCCGGCGGCAAACCAGGCGAGCACGCGGTTACGTTCCTTGGTCAGTCGCGTATCGGTCGCCTGCTGAATCAGCGACAACTCGGTGGCGGTCTTCCCGCTCGTCGCGGCGACTGACTGCTGATTGGCGCCGAGCGCCCAGAGTTGGTCCGAGTCGCGCTGGACGACGTTATTGAACTCGAAGTTCTCGCGCGGGAAGACCGCCATCCCGATCGGCTTAATCGCCTGCGACGGATCGCCCTTGATGGGGATGATTTCCTGCATCGTGCCGGCGACGAGCTTGTCGACGACGGTCTTATCGACCAGCGTCGTATCGACGCCGCGCTGCGGGAGACTCCGCCGCTTCTGGATCATCATCTGCGTGCGGCCCTGGCTCAGTTCATCGGCCGCGGCACGCGAGATCGAACAATCGGAGGGCGCATAGGCCGATCCCGTCATCGGCCGGATCGAGAGCAGATGAATCGGGTTCCCGCGCAGGCCCGCGGTCACCCGTCCGGCGGCATCGACGGTCTGGAAGGGACTGGGCTCATGGACGGCCACCCGAGGCGTCGTCCGTTCGCCGGCCATCAGCACCAGGCGCCGATAGATCTCGGGGTTCTGGACGGAGGGGTCATAGACCGAGGCGCGATACCAGATGACGTAGGCATGCGAACAGGCGGAGAGGAATTCCTTATCGGCCGGGGCGGCCAGCGAATCCTCTGACACGCCGACCCCGAGATCGCGCCGGGGTAAGAGCCGCGCATCGGCGGCCTGATCCTGATCCAGATCGACCTCATAGCCGAGCCACGGGGCCTTGGTCCAATCGGTCGACTGGCACTGCGTCGGAATGAGGATCTTGGCCGGGTCGATGCGGTCCCAATAGAACCGGCACCAGATTTTCTGCGGCACCGTCTGGGGCGCCCCGACGGGCGTTGGAGCCTGACCGGGCGCGGGCGGGGCGGTCGGCACCGACACATTCGCCATGACGGCTTCATAGCCGAGGACCGACGCGCCAAACCCCGCCGGGCACAGATGGTCGAGGAGGAGCGCATCGACTAAGGCTTCGGCATCGATCTCATGCGGCCCGAGGTAGTAGTTGACGACCTCGCTGACCAGCGCCGCGCGTTCAAGGAGCGCCGGCTGATTGAGTCCGCGCTTGGGCGCCACCATCACCGTCGGCGTCTGGAAAAAGAGCTGCGCCTTCTTCTGCTCGGTCTGGTAGAAGTCGACGTTGACGGTAATCGTCTCGTTGGGGGCAATGCCGGTGAATTTCGGCCGTTCGCCCCGATACCGCGCCAGATTCGCCTTCCAGAGCGGCAATTCCTTCTTCCGCCGCTTCTGCGCGTCACTGACTTGATCGGCCCAAAACGCCTCTGACCCCACCCCGTGCATGGGGAGCGGCACTTGGACGACCGGCGCGTCCTCAGCGGGATCGCCGAGCGCGGTCGAGGCGGGATCAGGCCCGTTCGGGGGCTGAGGCACTAGAGCCATGCGGCGAGGACGAGGATCAGCAGAATGCCTCCGAAGGCGAGCACGGCCACCACGCGATCATCCATCGGTTGATAACTGTCGCGCATCTTACACCGATTCTGAGGCCGCGGCACGCAGGGACTCGACCTCGGCCCCGATCGACCCCTCGGGATAGACCGGCGAGGACCCGCGATCGAACGGCGACGGCCGACTCATGCAGAAATACCGCGCCTCGTCCATCGCATGATCGTCGCTACTGGTATCGAGATCTTCCGGGTTGTGCGGATCGGACTGCATCAACGGGATCGTCCGCCGGAAATACCGGCACGACGGATCGACCGTGAGCCACGGCCCGCCCCCGTGCCCGTCGTCCCTGAGAAACGACCGCAGCCGCTCCCACCCATTCGTCCGATCGCTCACACTCGGCCGAAACCGGAGCCGCCCCCGGTCGATCGCCGCAAACTGCTCCGCAATCGGTTCGCCCAGCTTGTCCTGCGTCTTGGCAAAGAGCGCCCGATCGCAAATCGAGTAGCGATACTGCTCCGGATCGAGCCCCAAATCCTTATCCCGCTGTAAGACGGCCGCGGCCACCTCGGCCACGTCCTTGTCCTGAAACTTATACTCACTCACCCGATGCAGATGCCCGTCCGCTAAGAGCAACCACCACCCCACACACCCCGGCTGCGTCCGCCCCCAATCCATCGAGCGGGCCCACTCGGCCGTCCTCACCACACTCGGATCGAGCTCCCGCACATGCCACGCCAGG